GGGTACTTTGTGAGGGAGAAATAAATGCAATTACTTCTATTACTGTTGATGACAAAGAAGTTACTTTTGATGGTGCATTAACTCATGGCACAGTTAGAGAAGTTGATTCTTCAGATGCTAATTTTTATAAAGGCTCATCACATATTCAAATACAATCTTTTATGGGTAAAGATGACCAAGTAGCTTCAAGTGTTTTATCTACTTTGACTAACTGGACTTCTACACACAAACTATCAGGAGTGGCTTATGTTGCTTTAAGATTAAAATGGAATCAAGATGTGTTTGGTAATATTCCAACGATCAAAGTAACAGTACAAGGAAGAAAAGTATATGACCCAAGAACAGACAGCACAGCTTTTTCTTCTAATCCAGCTTTATGTTTATTAGATTACTTACGAGATGGCAGATATGGAAAAGGATTACCTGACTCAGCTTTTGAATCAGACTTTGCTTCTTTTAAAACTTCTGCTGATACTTGCGAAACACAAGTAGAACCATATTCAGGTGCTAGTGATATTAATTTATTTGATACTAATGCAGTTATAGATACATCACAAAAAGTTATTGAGAATGTAAAGAAACTCTTAAACCCTATGAGGTCTTTTTTTACTTACACTCTAGGGGTTTATAAACTTCAAATTGAAGGAACAGGTTCAGCAGTTAAAACTATTACTTCTAATAATGTGGTAGGTGGTGCAAAAGTATTAGGAGAACGAAAAGGGAACAAATATAATAGGGTTATAGGAACATTTATTAATCCTGAAAAAAATTGGCAATCAGATACTATAAACTATCCACCAGCAGATGATTCAGCCTTACCAGTAGCAGATAGACACGCAACAATGCTAACTGAGGATAATGACACCCTATTAGAAGGAAACTTTGAATTTAATAACATCACGAGTCCTTATCAAGCAGAAGCATTATGTGAAGTTATTTTAAGAAGATCAAGAAACCAATTACAAATACAATTACGATTAACTTCTGAATTTTTAGATTTATCTATTGGAGAAATAGTAGCGATTACTTATCCTAGTGGTGGATTTAATGCTAAACCATTTGTGGTACAGGGATTAACTATTAATGAAGATTTAACTGTTGATGTACAATTATTTGAACACCAAGATAATTTTTACGCATGGAGTACCAAGTCACAAGCACCAACGATACCTGATACCACTCTACCCAATCCCTTTACTGTACAAGCACCCGCTTCTTTAACTTTATCTGACCAACTTATTGAATATAATGATGGTACTGTTATTGTAGCATTAGATATCTTAGTAGGTGCTAGTCCTGATGCCTTTGTTGATTATTATCAAGTGGAATATAAAAAAAGCACAGAAACAGATTATCAAATACACGCACAAGGTACTGGATTAAATCAAAGAGTATTAAATGTTATTGACCAAGATACCTATGATGTGAGAGTTAAAGCCATTAATACTCTAGGTGCTAGTTCTGTTTATACTTCTGCACAAAGAGTTATTGTAGGTGCAGTTGCACCACCTGATAATGTAACAGATTTTTCATGTAATATATTAGGCTCAGACGCACACCTAAGTTGGGAAGCCGTAACGAACCTTGACCTTGCATATTATCAAATCAGGTTTAGTCAATTAACAGAAGGTGCTGAATGGCAAAACTCAGTATCTTTAGTTGAAAAAGTATCAAGACCAGCGACCTCAATTACAGTTCCAGCAAGAGTAGGCTCATACTTGATAAAATCAGTGGACAAGCTAGGTAACTTTAGTGTCAATGAAACTATTGTTGTTACTACAGTATCTTCTATTGGTAACTTTAATAACATTACTACCCAAACAGAAAACCCTTCTTTTACAGGAACAAAAACAAACCTTACTTTAGAAAACGATACTTTAAAACTTACCTCTTTAGCTTCTGATGGTATTTATGATTTTTCAGCACCTATTGATATTGGTGCAGTACACAAATCAAGAGTTACAGCTTCCCTTACTCAGTTTGCAGAAGACCCTACTGATCTATTTGATGGTGGTAGAGGCTTCACACTCTTTGATGATGCGACTGGTTCATTTGATGGAGATTCAGTATCTAACTCAAACGCACATTTAGAGATTGCTTTATCAGATGACGGAGTAACTTATACTACATTTAGAAACTTTGTTATTGGAGATTACACAGCTAGATATTACAAATTTAGATTGTATTTAATTTCAAGAGATGGCTTAACTACTCCAGTTATTAGTGGTGCTTCTGTTACTATTGATATGGAAGATAGAATAGTAAGTCAGAACGATATTGTAAGTGGTGCTGGTACTAAAACTGTTACCTTTACAAATCCATTCAAAACAGTTAATTACGCAGTAGGCGTCACTGGAGAAAACATGTTAAGCGGAGATTATTTTGTAGTTACGAATAAAACTATAAGCACTTTTCAAGTGACATTCTACAATTCTAGTGATACAGAAATATCACGAACATTTGATATGATAGCAAAAGGTTTTTAATGGCAAATCACGATTATATAATAAGCAACCAAACATTCCCTTCTACAAGAACGGATATTAATTCAGCTTTACAAGCTATTGTTTCAAACAATTCTTCAGCTACAGAACCATCTACAAAATATGCTTATATGATGTGGTATGATACTACTACTGATTCTTGGAAAATGCGTAATGCAGACAATGATGATTGGATTCAATTAGCAACTTTTGACCAAGCTACTAATACAGTTAATTTTTTAGATTCTACTATTAGCAGTCCACTTTCTGTAACAGGAACATCAACTGCTGGTGCTGAAATTAGATTACCTGAAGATACAGATAACGGGTCAAGTTATGTTGCTTTAAAATCTCCTGATGCTCTTAGTGAAAATATAACTTTTACATTACCAAGTGCTGACGGAACTACAGATCAATTTTTAAAAACAGATGGGTCAGGAAATTTATCTTTTACAGATGTATCAGAAGGAACTTCTTGGCAATCAGTTCAAACTACAGGATTTACTGCAGTAGCTGGTTATGGTTATCCTTGTAATACAACATCATCAGCTTTCACAGTTACCTTACCAGCTTCAGCTAGTGTTGGAGATCAGATTCAAATAGTAGATTACGCAGGAACTTTTGCTACCAATAATATTACATTAGGTGCTAACGGATTAAATATAAATGGTGCAACAGATAATAAAGCATTAGCAACAGCTAGAGAAGGTGTAACTTGTACTTATGTAGATGCTACACAAGGTTGGGTTGCTACTTCTGGAGTAAATTCAGGAACACAAGCAATAGATACAACTTATTCAGTAGATTTTTTAGTCGTAGCTGGTGGTGGTGGTGGTTCTGGTGGCGGAGGTGGTGCTGGAGGATATAGAACATCTACCCAATCAGTAGGTTTAGGTATAGCAATTACAGTAACAGTAGGAGATGGTGGTGCTGGAGGTAATACTCAAACTGGAGTTACAGGAACTAATGGTAGTGATTCTTCAATTTCAGGTTCAGGTTTAACAACTATAACTTCATCAGGAGGAGGAGGTGCTGGAGCTAGACCAAGTTCTGCACCAAATCAAACTGGTTTAAATGGTGGTTCTGGTGGTGGTGGTTATAATTTAGAAAGTACAACAAATACAGGATTGGGAGGAGCAGGTAACACTCCAAGTACATCTCCAAGTCAGGGAAACAATGGTGGTACTGGAAATACTGATGCCTCTACTTATAGAGCAGGAGGTGGAGGAGGTGGTGCTAGTGCGGTTGGTTTAAATGTAGCAGGTGATGGTAATGGTGTTGCAGGTGGTGCAGGTACAGCTTCTTCAATAACTGGTTCTTCAGTAACTTACGCAGGTGGAGGCGGTGGAGGTGGAAATGTTTCAGGAGGAAGTGGCGGAACTGGTGGTGGTGGAAATGGTGGTATTAGTTCATCAGTAGCAGGTACAGTTAATACTGGTGGAGGTGGAGGTGGAGTACATAATATCGGAACAGCATCGTCAGGTGGAAAAGGTGTAGTTATTTTAAGTATGCCTGATGCAAGTTATTCAGGAACTACAACAGGTAGTCCAACAGTTGCTACAGGAGTTTCAGGAAAAACAATTTTATCATTTACAGGAACTGGGAGTTACACAGCATAATGGCTTCATTCGCTAAAATAGGATTAAATAATAAGGTAATAGAAGTATTATCCATTCATAATAATGAACTAAAAGATTCAAACGGAATTGAACAAGAAGTTAATGGAATAGATTTCTTAACTAAACTTACTGGTTATCCAGTATGGAAACAAACATCTTACAACACTCATGGAGGAGTTCACTTAACTGGAGGAACACCTTTAAGAAAAAATCATGCTGGAATAGGTTATACTTATGATGAAGACAGAAATGCTTTTATTAATAAAAAACCTTACGCATCTTGGATATTAGATGAAGACACTTGTATTTATGAAGCACCAGTTGCTTATCCAGATGATGACAATATATACACATGGAACGAATCAACAACAAGTTGGGATTTAGAAGATTAAGAAATTATAAATAAAGGATTTACATATGGACAAAAAACTAGAGAAATTATTTGACCAACTAGACACTTTAAAAGACAAAGAAGTGGA